TTTATCAGTTTTGCCTTCAAGCATTTCCCTATCCCAATTGAACATGGAACTTACTGCATCTTTTAAACTTTTAGCAAATGAATCTTTACGGAACTTGTGTTTTTGTTCTAGCCTATCCGCTACTGTTCCTTTTCCAGAACTTATTAAACCTACTACACCTATCAACATAGGTTTATTATACTATTTTTTTAGACGTTTTTCAATCTCTTTTATTGCTTTTCTAACTGATCGCAATATGGATGTCCTCAAAGTTTTTTTGCGTTCTTTCAACGCTTTAATACTCATTGTTTCCAATTCCTCTACCAAACTTTCCAGTTCTTCTAATGAGAGGTCAGAATATTTTTTGTAATTGGAATTTTTCATTGCAGGGTATTTAAATAGAGATTTTGGTCAATTAACCAATAACAAAACTATGCGGTGTGCCGCCTTCTTGGAAGTTTCCTATGTCTGCTTCCAGTCTTTCGATCTCTGCCTGACCCTCGGTTTTCAATGCATCACCGTTCAGTGTTGTTCCACCTTGTGGCCCTGCGATGGTATTGAATTTACCTCTTGCTTCACCTAACATTATTTTAGATACAGCAAGTGTGTAGTCTCTAATCCATGGTTTAGAATAGATATCTTTGAATAGTGTTATGTCTGGTCTATAATTGTCAGTGTGCATTAGTATAGTTTCGTCGTCTGCTCTTGGTCTTTGAGTTATGGTCAACTTTTTAGTTGCAACGTCAAAATGGAACTGAATGAAACTACCAAACATTTTACCTACTAATTCTTGATATGATGCAAAAGCATAGTAAGTTGCTAATCCACCTGTTGCTCCTGCTCTTAACAAATACGTATTTGTGTATGCAAGGTTGAATGGTTCAAACAATGTTCCACCTTCTCCACCTTCAGTTCTTGATCCCACTGTTCTCCTGTTTAGATTCCTAACGTTTATGATCTCATCTGGCAGGATATAACTGTTTTGATTTTTCTTTAATTCTAAGAATGCGTATGACTCTTCCACAGCATTTGAAGATCTCTGTCTGAATTTATTGATTGCCCTTTCCAGTGCCGTTTGATAGTGTTTTGGGTCTAATTCCACGTCAATCATCCCGTCGCCGAGACTGTTCTTAACGTAATCGAAAATTTCCTGTTGTCCTGTTTGTAGTTCTGACATACTCATATTTATAGCCTTTGCCTTGGCAATAAATATGTATGATATGCCAAGATTATCCATTTTTAAGCCTGAAAAGGGCAATGACTACAAGTTCTTCGATCGTAACATCAAAGAGATGTTTCAGGTGGGCGGCACAGATCTACACCTACACAAATATTTAGGTCCATATGATCAAGGCGACACAAACAAAGACGGAGCGTCAAGTCCCTCACAACCGCAATATTCTGGTGACAGCCTGAACGAAAGAACCATACAAGATTTATTATTCTTAGAAAACAGGGACAGAAAATATGCCGATGATATCTATGTTGTTAGAGGAATATACAATGTACAAGACCAGGATTTTAATCTATCACAATTTGGAATGTTTTTGTCAAATGACACGTTATTTTTAACAGTCCATTTAAATGATATTGTTGAAAGAATAGGCAGAAAACCAATGAGTGGTGATGTAATCGAATTTCCTCATATGAAAGAAGATTATTCATTAGACGAAAGTGTTCCGATAGCATTGAAAAGATATTATGTTGTTGAAGATGTAAACAGAGCCGCAGAAGGATTCTCACAAACATGGTGGCCACATCTATTAAGATTAAAAATGAAAACACTAGTTGATTCTCAAGAATTTAGAGATGTAATTGGCGACGCAACAACAGAAGGATCTGTTGCTAGTTACATGAGTACCTATAACAGAGAAAAAACTATTAATGATCAGGTTGTTGCACAAGCAGAAGCAGACGCACCAAAATCAGGGTTCAATTACAAACAGTACTACGTTGCACCTATTGATGAAAGAGGAAACATTAGGACAGATAATGTAAACACAGAAGACCAAAGAGCAAGTAGTGATCAAACGGTTAATTCTGTAATTGATACTCCTGCTTCTTCTCACTATGGATTTTATTTAGATGGAGATGGTGTTGCACCAAATGGAAACCCAGCAGGATTTGGAATAAGTTTTCCTTCAACTGGTGTTGACCATGGTGATTATTTTTTAAGGACAGATTTCTTACCAAATAGATTATTCCGTTATGACGGGAACAGATGGGTGAAGATTGAAGATTCAGTTAGAATATCTACAACAAACAACGACTCGAGATCAAACTATAAAACAAGTTTTGTAAACAATACAACAGAATCAACTATAAATGGGTTGACTGTAACACAGAGACAATCATTAACAGATGCTCTAAAACCAAAGGCTGACAATTAATGCTACATTTTTACGAAGGCCAGGTTAGGAAATTTCTTACTCAATTTATTCGTATCTTGAGTAATTTTTCTGTTGAAACAGGCAGGGGCAAAGACGATGCAGTTACTTTAAGAGCAGTGCCTGTGGTGTACGGAGACCCAACTAGACAGGTTGCAAACATAATAAGAAACAACAGTGAAAATGCATTGAACTATGCACCTAAGATAGCGTGTTACGTTAGAGAATTAAATTATGACAGGGAAAGAATGCAAAACCCTTATCACATTGAAAAACAACATTTACGAGAAAGAGATGTTGATAGCGATGGAAATTATACCAACCAGTTAGGTGCAGGATACACAGTAGAAAAAGTTATGCCTTCTCCTTTTAGATTAGAAGTTTCAGCAGATATTTGGTCATCAAATACAGATCAAAAATTACAAATAATGGAACAAATATTATATTTGTTTAATCCAGATTTTGAGATACAAAAAACTGACAATTACATAGATTGGACAAGTTTAAGTTACGTTGAACTTACAGGTACAACATTTAGTTCAAGAACAATACCGGTTGGTGCAGATACAGAAATTGACGTTGCAACATTAACTTTTTCTATGCCAATATGGTTATCACCACCTGTTAAAGTTAAAAAATTAGGTGTTGTACAAAAAATTATAATGAGTATATACGACGACGACGGCGGGATCGCAAAAGGCCTTATAGACGGAGAACTTGCTTCAAGAAGTTATATCACTCCAAACAACTTTGGGTTATTAGTATCCGGGGGTCAACTAAGATTACTGGGTAGCACAGGCACCACTGTATCAAGTACCGAGCCGGGTATAGGTACTGGTGGCGACGGTTTTGCCACAGGTGCTAGAGACACAAGTTTAGCAGACCCGTTTGAAACATTTGGTCCAGCAGTCAACTGGAAAGTGTTACTAGATCAATACGGCAAGGTCACAAACGGCACATCACAAATAAGGTTAACACAACCAAACGGTAATGAAATAATAGGAACCATAGCAACAACATCGCTAGATGACACAATATTATTGTATACAATAGACGATGACACAATACCAAGCAATACACTGACCGCTGTTAAGAAGATCATAAATCCGTCAACATTTGACCCAGGCACTCCTACAAATGGTGATAGATATTTGGTTATAGATGACGTAGGTGATTCAACAGCAACTTACCAAAGTGCCACTTGGGGTACACTTGTAGCCAGTGTGGGTGATATCATAGAATACAATAGTAGCACATCAAAATGGAATGTGGCCTTTGATGCTTCTAATCCTGATAGCACACAACATTATGTTACCAACTTGAACACAGGTATACAATACAGATTCAATGGCACGGAATGGGTAAAATCATATGAAGGTGTATACACACAAGGTAATTGGACCATTGTATTAGATGGCGGAGCAGATACAGGGTACAACTCATCATTTGACGCCACTACTCCATAATTGTTATAATATAGCATGAAAGAAAACATAGTTTGTTCAGGTGCCCTGTTCTACTCTACAAGCACTAAACGTTTCTTATTCCTACAAAGGACTGACAAGAAAACACAAGGCATGTGGGGGTTAGTAGGCGGAAAAAGTAAGTTCAGCGAGAGTGCGTTCGAAGGTCTTAAACGTGAGATAGAGGAAGAAATTGGCAACACGCCAAAGTTTAAAAAAGTTATTCCTTTAGAAATGTTTACTTCAAACGATCAGAAGTTTTTCTTTCACACATACCTAATAGCAACCGATGGTGAGTTTATTCCTAAACTTAATGAAGAACATTCTGGTTACTGTTGGACTGCTTTTGAATGTTGGCCAAAAAACCTACACATGGGTTTAAAGAATACTTTGAACAATAAATCTATAAAAGGTAAATTACAAACTATTTTGGATTTAATTACTTAATTAACCAGCACTAATTTTTACAGTACCGCTATCGTTCCAAAGTTGTCCTGCGTTGTTAGGATCACTTGTAGGTAAGGATGACGCCATTACTTTGCCTGAATTATTAATCATTAGTGTGCCATTGTCATCTGGTAGGTTAATGTTTCTTTTTGTAGTAGAAGTCCCTTTTACAAATGTTTTCTTTCCTGTTTCTGTTGCAAGTACTAGAGGCACATCATTGAATATGTATGCGCCATCACTTTTTAAT